GTAGTGCGTATTCTTGCTCAATTACCACATATACGCTTCAATTCGTTTTTTGATTTGGCTATCGTTTTTCGATTAGTTTACCATAGAGCACCCACGATTCAACCGAGGGTGAGAGAAAAGCCCTATGTTTAAAAGAGGGCTTTCATAATATAATGATGCTTTTTTACAGCATTTCCGTGACCTCGGTGCCGTTCTTGAAGGTGAAAACTACTCTGCCGCCCTTGTGGACGGTCACATGATCGACCAGAGCGTTCCATGTTTCGTCCTTGAATACCATCGGCAGGTCGTACAGTTCACCGAGCTCAAAGAGGAATCCGCTCAGAATATCGCCCTTGAGCTCCTGAAGCTGACGCTGTTCCTGTAATGCCGCCAGCCGCTTTTTTGCCTTGTCGTAGCGGTCGATATAGCCATCGTAGCGGCTTCGGTATTCCGTCTGGTCGAGTGTAGTACTAGCATTCTCGTCAACCAGCTTCTGTACCAGCCCAGAAAGCACATCAATCTCGCTGGTTATCTCTGCGACCTCCTTATCGATGGTATTGAAATCAGTGAATGCCGTATGTAGAACCCTGCCATCATCGATGAGAGCCTCGCGGTCAAGCATCAACTCGCTGACCGCCTTCAAGAACATCTCTTTGATGTCATCTTCATATAAATGAGGGGTTCGGCATTTTTCGACGCCCTTGAATTTGCCATTGCACTGCCAAATGGTACGGCGGTACTTACTGTTGGAATGCCATACCTTTGAGCCATAATACTCACCGCAGTCTCCGCAGATAAGCTTTGCCGAGAATGGGCTTAGGCTGTTTTGATGTCGCCCGGTAGCTTTCCTTCGTAGCATTTCGTTCTGGACTCTATCCCATTCCTCCGGACAAATAATCGCCGGATGACTGTTTTCAACATAGAACTGAGGAACCTCACCCTCGTTGGGCTTCATCTTTTTTGTCAAAAAATTTGTTGTAAACTTCTTTTGCAGGAGCGCCGAGCCTTTGTACTTCTCATTGGTAAGAATGCTCTCAATCGTGGTGGCCTGCCACTTTTCTTTACCACCCGGTGTGGGAACACCGTTCCTTGTGAGGCTGGCAGCTATCGCATTTGTGGTCTTGCCCTGAATGAACTGGCGGTAGATACTTCGCACGGTTTCTGCTTCCTCCGGCACAATCTCCATAATGCCGTCTGCGCCCTTGCAGTATCCGAGAAACTTCCCATAAGCAACGCTGACCTTGCCGTCAGCAAAACGCTTCCGCTGACCCCATGTGACGTTCTCGGAAATGCTCCGGCTTTCTTCCTGTGCCAACGAAGACATGATGGTGATGAGCAGCTCGCCCTTGCTGTCGAGGGTGGCGATACCCTCCTTCTCGAAATATACCTCGATGCCCTTTTCCTTGAGTTTTCGCACCGTGGTAAGGCTGTCGACCGTATTACGGGCGAAGCGGCTGACGGATTTTGTAACTATAAGGTCGATTTTACCGTCCAGAGCATCGGCAATCATCTCGTTGAAACCATCTCTGTGCTTGGTGTTCAATGCCGAAATGCCCTCGTCCGTATAGACCTTGACGAATGTCCACTCAGGCTTTGACTGGATGTATTTGGTGTAGTAATCCACCTGCGCCTCGTAGCTTGTCTGCTGTTCCTCGCTGTCGGTGGAGACGCGGGCATAACCGGCAACACGTTTTTTGACTGCAGCATTGCGTGGCAGACCCGTATGCATCATCTTTGTTGCCGGAATAATTGTAATATTCTTTGCTGCCATCAACGTTCACCTCGCTCCAATGTTTTCTTTCTGGAGGCATCCCGCATCTCAGGCGTCCAGCTCTCCGCTCTGGAACGGTCTGCCCATCGTTTAACGGCTTCTGTGCCGTCCTTGAAGCAGAATACCAAGGTGTTGCCCTCTGCCACTCTGACATCCGTTATTTTATTGTGGAGAGCTTCTGCATCAAAATTATCTGTGCCCATGACCTCGGCGGTTACCGCTATCAGTGTTTCCTCCGGTATCTGCTTGGAAGGGCAGGCTGCCTTGCCGAGTGTATTGTAGGTGGCACATATCCACACGGGTCCGGCGGCAGTGACCTTTCTGCGATAATGTTTCCCGCAAATGTCGCAGGTGAGAAGACCCGTAAAGGGGTAAACTTTCTGAGGACTGCCGGGGTGCGTATGCTTTGCCGCCCGTCGCGCTATCTCTGCCTGTACCGCATTGAAGGTCTCCAGCGGGATGATGGCTTCATGAGCATTCTCGGCGTGGTACTGCGGCAGCTCACCGTTGTTGATGAGCGTCCGCTTGGTGAGATAATCTTCGCGGAATGTGGTCTGAAGCAGAAGGTTTCCGGTGTAGGTGTAATTGCGTAATACCGTCATCACGCTGCTTTTGCACCACGGATTGCCGTAGCGTGTTTTAATATGATTTGCATTCAGCGTTTTCATAACAGCCGTTACGCCCATGCCTGTGATATAATAATCGAAAATCATTCTGACAGTTTCTGCTTCCTCCGGTACGACTGTCAACTTACCGTCATTGTGGCGATAGCCGAGCATGGTGCCGTTCCACGGTATGCCGTCCTCAAAATTGCGTTTGACGCGCCATTTCTGGTTCTCGCTTGCCGAGCGGCTCTCCTCTTGGGCATAAGACGCCAAAATGGAGAGCATCAGCTCTCCATCGGCACTCATGGTATGAATGTTTTGTTCCTCGAACCACACGTCGATGCCGAGCCCCTTCAGCTCCCGTACCGTTTCCAGTAAGGTGACCGTGTTCCGAGCGAAGCGTGAAATCGACTTCGTAATAATTAAATCGATTTTCCCGGTATGGCAGTCGGCAAGCAGGCGTTGGAAGTTATCGCGTGAATCCTTTGTTCCTGTTTTCGCTTCATCGGCATAGACGCCGACGTAAGACCAGCCTCGGTGCCTCTGAATGTAATCGCTGTAGTAGCTGACCTGCGCCTCCAACGAATGGAGCATCGCGTCCTTGCCGGAGGATACTCTCGCATACCCTGCGACCCGGGTCAGCTGTTTTGACGGCGGTTTCAAAAAGGTAGTCTGTGTAATGCTTCGTTCCATGTTTTTCCCTCCCTTGTATCAATATTTGGTACTCTATATATTGCTCTAAAGGCGGTACATATCAAGCGATTTCGGCATATATACTGTCCGAAGATAGGCCGTATTTCTGATTGATTATTGTGTATGCTTTGCGCTTATCGGCCTGCGTGAAGCAGCCGTCCGCTACCAGCCCATCAATGAGAGCAAGCGTGGTGTGATACCGCATTAAAGTATCCGGCGCGTACTTATCCGTAGTGCTTTCCTCGGCTCTGCTGATAGCATGTCCTTGAACAGTATTTACGATTTTTTTTGCCATAGCTTTCGAACTCCTTCCCGCAATATTGACACACGAGAGTGTAATATGCTTTCTTGTTGATTTGTTCCTGATGGGCGTTCCACCATGAGGTACGGCATTTATCCGAGCAAAACCGTTTTTCTCGCCGACCTGTCGGCTGAGAGAATGTGTTTCCGCATTGGACGCAGCGGTGCGTTCCGGGCAAGTCCGGGTGCCTGCGGATATATGACTTGACCGTGTTGGGCGAGAGCCGGAGCGCAGCCGCAATCGCCGACGCTCCCTGCCCGTTGAGCCGCATTTCCGTGATAGCCTTTATTTGTGATGGTTTCATAACTGCACTCCTTTTCCCGCCGAGTGTTATTTGCTCCGACGCATTGTGAGCAGGCGTTCCATGACGTCGTCTGCGGGCGTCCAAGACGTGCTGCAATCCATAGAACTGTTTTCACGAACGACTGCGTATATTTGATTCCACAAGGCATTGGCATGTTTGGAATATTCACGTGCCATTGAGACATACGGCGATGTGATGGGAGCGCCGGTGGTCGGATGCTTGGCAAGAAAGCCAAAGGTCGATATGGCTTTTTCACACTGAATCCAACGAGCCGCTGCTACCGCGTACTGCTCCAAGCTCTGCTGGGTGACCATCTGCTCACAGCGGAACTTCCGAAGCCACTCCCATGTGGATTTGTATATCTCATTTGCCACAAGCTCCTGACCGTTTTTCTGCTCGTCCGACAGGAACTCATGAGGCGGCGGCATCTCCGCGCCTTCCAGCTCTACCGGCTCCGGCAGTGGAATACCGACCGATGTGTATTTGCTGCGACCCTCTGTCATTTTATCTGCAAGCGGCTTTCTCGGCCTGCCGCCGGTGCCGGGTTGCGGTCCTCTGTTTCCCATAAAAAGCTC